GCCCCTCCCCCGCCGCCGCCCGCCTCTATCCCCATCATCGGAGACCCTGAGGTTACCGGCGTGAAGTCGAAGAAGCGGAAGAGGATAGGCGCGGACAAGCTCCAGATCCCCCTGACGAACGCTGATATCCCCTCTGGTCTCGGTGTGTAATGGAATCCCACACGATCAAAGGTAGGTGGGGCGTGCTGGACGGTAAGAGGAGCGCGGTGCTCAGGCGGGCTCGCCAATGCGCCGCCCTCACGATCCCCGGCTTGCTCCCGCCGCAAGGCGCAACGCAGGAGACCGAGCTCCCCACACCGTGGCAGGGGCTTGGTGCTCGTGGTACGAACAACCTCAGCTCGAAGCTGTTGCTCGCGATGTTTCCCCCGAATAGCCCCTTCTATCGGATCAAGATCGATGACAAGACTCTGGCCCAGCTGTCCACCAACGCGGACGCGAAGACCAAAGCAGAAGAGGGTCTCTCCAAGATGGAACGCAGCATCATGGATGAGATCGAGGGGATGATGCTCCGCGTGTCGGCGTTCGAGGCACTCAAGCAGCTGATCGTCACCGGGAACAGCCTCGTGTTCATCGAGGGCGACTCGGTGAGGGTGTACCGACTAGACCAGTATTGCGTCAAGCGCGACCCCATGGGCAACGTGCTTGAGATCGTCACGAAGGAAGACATCTCCGTGTTGCTGCTCCCCGACTCCGTTCGGGTGAGTATCGGCGCGAGACAGAGAAAGCCCGAAGATACCGTGGAGCTGTACACGCGGGTCGAGCGCACGAAGACCGGCTGGACCGTGGCGCAGGAGGCCGGCGATGTCAACATCCCCGATGCCTCTGGCTCCTACCCGCTGGACCGCTGCCCTTGGATTCCGCTCCGGTGGTCAGCCATCATGGGCGAGGACTACGGGCGCGGGCTGATCGAGGAGTATCTCGGCGACCTCAACTCGCTCGAGGTTCTCTCTCAGGCTGTGGTCGAGGGTGCCGCGGCGGCTGCGAAGCTGCTGATGATGGTCAACCCCAACGGGACCACGGACGCGAAGAAGGTGTCCGAGGCAGAGAACCTCGCTGTGATCGAGGGGAATGCCGAGGATGTCACCTGTCTTCAAGCGGGCAAGTTTGCTGACTTCCAAGTCGCGAAGGACATGATTCTCGAGCTCAAGCGTGACCTCGCTTTCGCCTTCATGCTGAACACCTCAGTGCAGCGGGACGGCGAACGAGTGACCGCGGAAGAGATCCGGTACATGGCGCAGGAGCTTGAGGATTCCCTTGGTGGGGTCTACTCGGTCCTCGCTCGTGAGTTCCAGCTGCCCTTGATCAACATCATCAGGGCGCAGATGGAGCGCGCCGGCAAGCTACCGAAGCTCCCGAAGAAGATTGTGAAGCTGGTGATCACCACCGGACTGGAGGCTCTCGGCAGGACGCACGAGCTCCAGAAGCTCAACACCTTCATGCAGGAGCTGGAGCCCATCAAGGAAGCTGCTCAGGAGTATCTGAATATCCCCAACTACATGACCCGCGTAGGAACAGGCGTGGGGCTCGACACCACCGGACTCGTCCTCGCTGAGGAAGATGTTCAAGCCTCCCGTGCCGAAGCAGCTAAGAAGGCGCAGATGCTCGAGCTGGCGAAGACCGGAGCGGCCGCAAAGGTCGCCGGCGGGGTTATGGATGGGATCAAAGAAGGAAAGATTGACCCGTCAGCGATGGCGGCTGGCCCAGCTACCGCTGGAGCACAGTAAGTGGAGGTTCTATGTCAGACCCCGTAAGCGTCATTGCACCGGCTCCCGCTCCCGCGGCTGTGCCGATACTGCCTAGTGACGCGCCTCCCGCAGGGGAGCCCAAGCTGTTCGCAGGAAAGTACAAGACCGTCGAAGAGCTCGAAAGCGGCTACAAGAATCTCGAATCGAAGCTCGGAGCCCCGAAGGCCCCCGCCGCTGTGCCGGCTGCCGTTCCCGCCGCCGCTCCTGCGCCGAAGGGTGTGGTCCCTCCGATTGCCAATGCCGAAGCTGCTGTGGTGTCCGCTGGGCTGAACTTCGAAGAGCTCAACACCGAGTACGCAGAGACCGGCACCATCTCCGAGGCGGCTTACGAGAAGCTGTCGAAGGTGGGCATCAACAAGGACATCGTGGATGCGTACATCGCTGGGCAGGTAGCCCTGACCGAGAAGACGCAAGCCGACATCTACTCCACCATCGGTGGGGAAGAGAATTACACGACGATGCTCGAGTGGGCAGCGCAGAATCTGGAACCGGCAGACAAGCTGGCGTTCAACTCAGCGATCACCGGGACCGTTGCTCAGGCGAAGCTCGCAGTGGCTGGGCTGTACTCGAAGTTCACCGCATCCGAAGGCGTTCCCCCTTCCTTGGTGAAGGGCACGGGAGCCGGGGGCGGTGGTGGCTACCAGAGCATGGCGCAGTTCATCGCAGACATTCAAGACCCACGCTACTCGAAAGATCCCGCGTATCGGACTGCTGTCGCTGAGAAGCGCAGCCGGTCAGCCGCGGACCTGTCGTAGATGTAAGAACGCGAGCCCTCCCGCTCGCTTCTGAAACCAAACTCATGAACGAAGCCCCGGCTCCCCCCTGCTGCGGTAGGGGTGCGTCGAGACACCTTTGGGATGGAGGGAGGTCTCTGTCGTTGGGAGATCAGCACTACCCAAATTCCTCACAAGGAGTACCACGAAAATGGCAATGACCCCCTCGCGTCCCGGTGCAGTAAACAAGGATGCAACCGCAACGAACGCCGCGCAGCGCGCCCTGTTCCTTCAGGTATTCTCTGGAGAAGTCCTTGCCGCGTTCGCGCAGACCACCTCGCTGCTCGACAAGCACACCATCCGCACGATCACGAATGGCAAGTCCGCTTCCTTCCCCGTCACGGGGCGCACCACGGCTGCGTACCACACTCCCGGTGCGGAGATCGTCGGCACGGCTATCGGTCACAACGAGAAGATCATCTCCATCGATGCGATGCTGCTCGCGGACGCTTTCATCGCGAACATCGATGAGGCGATGAACCACTTCGACGTTCGCTCCATCTACAGCAAGGAGATGGGCGAGGCTCTGGCGAAGGCGTTCGACAAGAACGTGATTCAGGAAGGCATCCTCGGCTCCCGCGCTTCGACGCTGGTCACTGGGCTGCCCAATGGTGCCCCGATTGTGGACACCGACCTCGACCACGCTACGCTGGCGACTCGTGTCGCGTGCTGGGCGAAGGCTCTGTACACCGCTGCGAAGCAGATGGATGTTGATGACGTTCCCGGCGAGCGGTTCTGTGCTCTTCCTCCCGGCGCGTATTCCGACTTCGCGCAGAACATGGCGCAGGTCAACAAGGACTGGGGCGGGCAGGGTTCCTACGCTGATGGCACTTGCGTCAAGGTCGCTGGGATCACGCTCGTGAAGAGCAACAACATCCCGTCCACGGACCTCTCCGCGGCTGCGTACCATGGTGGAGACTTCCAGACCACGCAGGGTCTCGTGTGGACCCCGTCCGCTATCGGGACGGTCAAGCTCATGGACCTCGCGATGGAGTCTGAGTACCTGATCAAGTATCAGGGCACGCTCATGGTCGCGAAGTACGCCATGGGTCACGGCTGGCTGCGCCCCAACGGGCTCATCGAGCTGAAGACCGCGTAGTTCTGTTTCACAACGCACTCCAAGAGGGGGGCTGGGTTAATCCCCAGCTCCCCTTTTTTTCCACTTCACGAAAGGGGGACACGCATGGCGTTCCCTGATGACTGGTCTTACCGCAAAAGCATAACGCTGAGTAGAGCGTCAGGTGCTGTCACCAACTACCAGATGAAGCTGCTGGTGGGAGAGAGTTCGGGAGCTGCTGGTGAGGACGTAGACTGCGGGGGGCTCTGCAAGACAGACTTCTCCGATCTTCGGTTTACGAATGCTGCTGGCACTCTTCTGGACTACTACATCGAAGAGGTCAGCGGGACCACACCCAATCAACTCGCAACGATCTGGATCGAGTTCGACTCCATCGGCACCAGCGCGACAACCTTCTATATGTACTACGGGAATGCCGCCGCCACAGCTGTGTCCAGCGGGCCGAACACTTTCATCCTGTTCGACCACTTCGAAGCAGGAAGTCTCGATGCTGCCAAGTGGGACACCATTGGGACGGTGACAGTAACAACCGCGCAGGACGGCGGGAGTGCCGTAAAACTGGTGGTCAACGACACAGTGGACAATGCCGGGATCAAATCGAAATCAAACCTCTCCTCTTGCGCCATCCGAGGAAAGGTAAAGTTTGGGTCTACTTACTACGGGTTGTTCGGTCTGCGACGAGCCGCTGCAACTTTGACCTTCGCGTCGATCAACTTCGATGGTGTCAATAAGTGCCAGAGTTATATTTCAGGTGCGCAGCACCAAGAGACCGCAGGAACCAATGGGGACCAAACCGCATATCATGTTTTTGATGTCGAGTATTTGAACAACGTCAGCCAGTCCTATCGTATGGACGACAGTTTGATAGCCACTCACACCACGCAAAAACTTACCTCTACGGACCTACGAGTCATCTTGATGGGTTACAAGGTTGGGGCCGCCCCGACGATCTACGCAGATTGGCTGTTGGTCAGGCAGTTTGTGGCTACAGAACCCGCTTGGGGATCGTGGGGCTCCGCTGAGGATTTGCTTGGCGGCGCAGTAATGAACTCTCATTTCTTCGTCATGTTATTGGCGGGAGGAGGCAGATAGGTTGAAAAAGAATACCGCAACAAAGTGGATCGTCTTCGCCTTCAACCGCACGGACAACACGCCGAAGACGGGGGATGCCGCTCAGATCACCGCGAACGTCTACATTGACGGCGGTGGAGCGAACGCTGTTGATGACACCAACC